GAAATGGCAGAGTGAATACACCCTTAGGTGCTATTGGTATTGCTGCTAATGGAGTAGTTTTCTTCAATCCTTCTGCTGGTGCTAGTGGAAACCCACCAGTTAATTTCAGTTGGAATGCACACTTCCCCAGTTCACCAGTAACATTTGGTGAGGATGAATGTGGTGGACATCCCGAAGTCACAGGACAGTATCACTATCATGATACTGAGTTTTTGGAGTGTTGGAAGAATGGTGCTTCTATGGCATCTTACAATGATTACTATGGTTCTTCTCAGTATAATGGTGACAATCTAAGACATCCAGATGGGCATTCTAAAATCTTAGGATATGCATTTGATGGATTTCCTATCTACGGTCCATACCTTTATAGTAATAGATGGAATGTTAATTCCAACATCACAACTGCTACTAGTTCGTATCGTGTCAGATCCGAAGAGGTAGAAAACAGACCAATATATGGAGACTCACAGCAGAACCCCCCTGCTGGATCCTTGATGGAAGATTGGGAATATGCAGAAGGTCTGGGTAATTTAGATAGACATAATGGTAGATTTTGTATCACTCCTGAATTCCAGAGTGGCACATATGCATATTTCTTATCTACTGAGGTAGATAGTGAGAATAATCTACAACCAGTATTCCCATATATTATGGGTCTAACTTCTCGTGAAGTTCTAGATCAACCACCAAACAATGGCGCTGCAACACCCCCTGCACCTCCTTCTGGTGGTGATACTGAGGCACCTCCTTCTGTCATTCAAATTGCTTTGCAACCTGCAAATGCAACTTATAATGTCAATCAGACTGTCACATTCTCGATCACTGCTGCCATCAGTCCAGAAGATGGACCTAAGGCATATCAGTGGTTTAGATCTACTGATGGTGGATTCTCGTTTGCTGTGTTGACTGGTGCAACTGATGCAGCATATACATTTACAGCATTGAACTACATGTCTGGATATAAATTCAGATGTGAAGTACGTGGTCCTTTGGGTCTAGGTGTGACCCCTGCACAAAACTCACCTCTAACGTCAGACGTTGCAACTCTGACTGTGACTGGTTTCGGTGATGGTCAAGGTGATTCAGACTTCTCTTCTACGGATACTAAGTTTGACACTACAAGCATCTCCTTCGACGCAACATAAATAGAATTGTAAAAAAAGAACGATCATGGCAAAACAGTTAGTCGGTATTGGATCTTCGGCAAATGATGGTACAGGTGATACCCTAAGAGATGGTGCCATTAAATATAATGCCAACTTTGAAGAACTTTATGACAAACTTGGTAACACTACGGATATCCAACTAGATATCGCTACTGCTACTGATGGCCAAGTGCTTAAATGGAGTTCAACACCGAGTGGTGCATTCCGTGCTGGCAACTTTGACACGTTAACTGGTAATCTAGATACCAACGGTTTCGATATTGTAACCGATGGTACTGATAATATTATTCTAAAACACACTGGAACAGGCGACATCCAGTTCTGGGGTGGCGGATCGGGATCCGCTTATACTTATATCGACGGTGATGATGGATACCTCAAATGGTACGCTCCTTACGCTACTCTGGGCGACCTTCCTGATGCGACTAACCATCACGGTATGCTTGCTCACGTTCATGGTACTGGCAAGGCATACTTTGCTCACTCTGCTGCTTGGGTCCCCCTGGTAGACGAGACTCAAAGTATTACTGTCCTTGCCGACGTTGATACTACTGTTAATGGTGGTCCCTCTGATGGACAAGTCCTGAAATGGAATGATTCTAACAGTGCTTGGGAACCTGCTAACGATGAACAGGGTACTGGTGGTTCTGGCGGATCAACTCAGAACTTGTTTGAAACTGTTGATGCTGATACTGGAACTTCAACTGCTTCTGCTCCTAACGATACCCTCGTTATTGCAGGTGGTACTAATATCTCCACAACTATGGTTGGTGATACACTGACCATTGATATGACAGGCACCTTGGGTGACCTAAACCAGAATGTGTTTACAACATTCGGTGCTGATAATGGAACTGTTAGTGCCACGGTAGTTACTGACTCACTGACATTTACAGGTGGTAGTGGAATTACCACTAATTTGAATGCTGGTGCAATTACATTTACTAACGACTCTCCTAACGTCGTCCAGGACGCTCTGAAAGGGGTTGCAGGTGATACTGGTACATATACCGCCGATGCTGCTGATTCGTCTATTACCATCGCTGGTGGTACTGGAATCTCTACTGCTGTATCTGGTTCAACAGTAACGATCACCAACACAGTAGCACTGCCTAGTGCAAACGAAGGTCAATCATTGATCTATGGCACATCTAATTATGAAGCAGTAGCATCTCCTACTCTTAACTTTGCATTTAGTGCTTCTGACAGTAATAACTATACCGTCAATGGACCTGGTATAGATGGTGCCACTGATGCCACTATCTATGTGTATCGTGGATTTACTTACAGATTTGACAACACAACTGGTGCTAGTCATCCGTTAGAGATTAGAGTATCTAACGGTGGTTCTCAGATCGGTGGAACATCTGGATCTATTAATAGTATCCAATATTGGACAGTTCCAATGAGTCTTGCTGCTGGCACAACTTATGTGTACCAGTGCAATATTCACAGCAACATGGTTGGTAACATCGTAGTCGTCTAATGACAAGAACAGTTCCAGGAAGTGGCGCAACAATTGAACCCGTCTTTAACAGTGTATATGGTGTAAAAGACGTAATTGTAACCAATGTGGGTAGTGGGTATGATCCTGCTGACCCACCTAGGTTAGTAGTTGGGAACTGTGGTACTCCTATTAGGGATGCTGTTCTTAAAGCAAATATTGGTGATAACGGCGAGTTACTGTCAGTTGATGTGTTAGATCCAGGTGAAGGATATGATCCTTTACGTTTGGATATTGTTAGCACAGATGACGGCATCGTTGATGCAGATGCAAACATATATTTAAACCCCGATGGATCGGTAAGTTTCTTACAAGTCAATCAACCTGGTGATGGGTACTATTCGGCAGAAGCATATCTCAGAGGTGGTGGTGGATCTGGTGCAGAACTAGTTCCTGTGACTGGTGGTGTGACTGGTTTGTCTGTTGAGAACAATGGTAGGAACTACACAGCACAAGATATTACTGTTGTTATTTCTGGTGGTGGTGGATCTGGCGCTAGTGGAGTTGCCGAAGTTAATCAATTTGGTGTTGTAGAAAACGTCAATGTAACCACAGAAGGTGAGTTCTTTGAAACACCCCCTATCCTTCAATTGATTGGTGGTGGTGGATCTGGTGCAACAGCAGAAGCAGAAATCAATCTTGGTAGAATCTCTGCCATCAATCTACTGAATCCTGGCGGTGGTTATACCTCAGCACCTCAGGTCATCTTTACTCGGGACACCAATTTAATCAGAAAGCAACGTAATAGAACGTCCCTGGTGTCGGACTTCTATAACATGACAGCATTGATTAGAGATTCTGATCCTGCTGACAGTACAATATATGTAGAGACTACTAACGCTTTCCCTGGTTCTGGTAAGTTCCAGATCGGTAGAGAGATCATTAGATATACAGGTAAGACACCTATCTCTTTCACTGGTTGTGATAGAGGTATTAACTTCCGCTATGACCAGCGTGTGATTCTGGATAATCTAGCAACAGATCCAAACACAGGAATCTCTGGATATAACTTCACAGTTTCTGATAGAGTCCGAAGAGTAGAAGAAGATAAGAGTAACAAGGTTGCTATTGTTTATGACTGGCTTCCTACCACTAGGGAGTTGTTCTTGACATTCCAAGTCGATGAACTTGCGTTTATCGATGGTGGTAGATCTAGTGAGAACACTGCTGTGATTCAGTTTATTGCTGGATCAGCAGCATCATCAGGAACTGGTCAAGAACCTCACGTTCTTTTAGACGATGAGGAAGGTACTATTGTTACATTTACAGATCCTATCAGCACTCTGGAAGGATTTAGATTTGAAGACGATGATGAAGTTGATGGTGCTGGTGACGGTATCATTGATCTGGTAAATACAGATACAGACTATGAAGATGCTATCAGTCTAGATGGTGGTATTTCATCCTCACTGTATGGTATTGAAGAAACTGTTGGTGGACAGAACACAACTCTGTTCCAACAGGGTGATCAAATTTATGATTCAAGTCTTGTACCTTTGACATCAACAGTTTCGACTGCTGGTGCTTTGGGTGATGGTGTGGATCATACATCTAGAAGTATATTAAAACTGAAAGATACCATCAATACCAATTTCTTAGTCGGTGAGATCGTCACTGCTAGTGTTACTGGTATCACAGCAACTGTTGAATCATATGTCAGCACTGCTGATGCATTTGGTTATAAGTATTTGACAGTGACTAATATTGTCAATAATGGCAATACTTATAAGTTCACAACGTCAGATACCATTGCTGGTGGCACCACTGGTGCTAATGGCGTATTTGTTTCACAAGAATACAACAATCTGGTCAGAACTGAACCAGAATAAGTCCCCTAAATAAAAGGAAGGTAACTGCTTAAAGATGGCACTTCTAACAGATCAATTTAGAATTTTCACTGCGAAAAGATTTATTAAATCTTTGGAGGGTGCTGATCCTACGCAGAGCGACCTGGTTGCAGGTACGTCGAGAGATCGACTGTATGTGTTTATCGGTCGCCCCCAAGAGTGGGATAATGAAAATGCTGCTCCGACTCCTGTGGATTCGTTCCAAGAGTTCTCGGACACATTTTCAGATATGATTTCATTGAAACGTGTGCTTGCGAGCGACACGATTCAAGTTGTACGTCGTATCGATTGGACACCACCCGAACAAACCACTGGTGGTTTGGGTTACGTTTATGATATGTATCGTCATGATTACTCTTCAACGAAAACAGCATCTTCTGGTGCTACGAAACTATACGACGCAGATTTCTACGTTGTTAACTCGCAGTATCAGGTATATAAGTGCATCTATAACGGTACATCACCTAGTGATCCTAACGGTAAACCTTCTACTGTTGAACCTACTGGTACCTCCACTTCAATTATCACCACTAGTGATGGTTACCGTTGGAAGTATCTTTATACGATCCCTGTGGGTCAAGTTCTGAAATTCTTCTCCAATGACTACATGCCTGTTCTCAGCGATGTTGCTGTGACTGGTGATGCGGTTGGTGGTGAAATCGACAGTGTTGTGATTCAGGCATCTGGTACTGGTTATAACAACGGTACTTATGAGAACGTTCCCATCAAAGGCGATGGCGTTGGTGGTCGTGTTTCTTTGGTTGTTGACGGTGGTAAGATCGTTTCTGCCACAGTGACTTCTGGTGGTTCTGGATACACCTTCGGTAAGGTTGTTATTGATGAAGTCAACGGTATTGGTGCTGGTACAGGTACTGGTGCTGCTATTGACGTTATCATTCCTCCCGACACTGGTCATGGTTCAGATCCTGGTAAGGAACTGGGTGGTTACAGATGTATGATTAACACGAAGTTCACCTATGATGAAGGATCAGGTGACTTCCCTACTGATAACGACTACCGTCGTATTGGTTTGGTGATTAATCCATATCAGTATGGAACAACCGAACTTACATCAGCGATTACTTTGTCTGCAACAAAGGCAGTAATCTTCTCTCCCACATTCACTGGTCAGTTCCAAACTGACGAGATCATCACTCAGTCTAGAACTATTGGTGGTCAGCAAGTGACTGCTCGTGGTCGAGTGATTTCTTGGAATAACACAACCAAAGTTCTGAAATATTATCAGAACAGAATTGATGGTGTGTTCCCTGAGATTACTGGTAACCTCACCGAGTTTGAAGGTGGTAACCCTGTGACGGGTTCTACCTCTGGTACAACGGCAGACCCTGACATCAACTTCCCTGTTGTGTCTGGTATCTCTACTCGTGTTATTAACAACACTGAGTATGACTTGGGTATGTCATTTACTAATGGTTATGCAAAATCTGAGATTCAACCCAACTCGGGTGAGATCATATATATTGATAACAGAGGCGCGATCTCTCGTGCTGGCGACCAAATCGAAGACATCAAAATCGTAATCGAGTTCTAAGAAATGCCCCAGAATACTAACCTAAACATTTCTCCTTATTTCGATGACTTCGATAAGGATAAAAACTTTTACAGAGTTCTCTTCCGCCCTGGGTTCCCGATTCAGGCAAGAGAACTTACTACAATGCAATCGATCCTGCAAAATCAGGTCGAAGCAATGGGGCAGCACCTATTCAAGGAAGGTGCGATGGTCATCCCTGGTCAGGTCGGTTATGACTTGAACGTGGAATGTATCTTAATCCAGCAAGCGTTCCTGGGTGTAGACGTTGAGACATATAGAACACAACTACAAGGTAAGATCATTGAAGGTCTGACCACTGGTATTAAAGCGAAGGTATTGTATTCCATTCCTGCCACTCAAAGTGAGCGTGGATACATTACATTCTATATTAAGTATATTGAATCAGGTGATACCACATCTGATGTAACGACAAAGAAATTCCAGAACAACGAACAGTTAGTTGCTGAACAGGAGATTACTTTCGGTAACACCCTGATCGAAACTGGATCACCCTTTGCTCAGATGCTTCCAGTAGAGGCCGCCCTTGTCGGTTCTACTGCTTATATTAGCGAAGGTGTTTATTTCATCCGTGGACACTTCGTTGACATTCCCTCCGAATATATCATTCTTGACCAGTACACAAACAACCCATCATACAGAGTCGGCTTCGAGGTTAGCGAGTCAATTATTACACCAGAGGACGATCCGTCTCTTACGGATAACGCCATTGGTGCGTCCAATTACTCTGCTCCTGGTGCTCACAGATTCAGAATCAAGACTCAACTTGTCAAGAAACCCATCAACGATGAGACAGACAAGAACTTCATCGAACTTCTGCGAATCAGAAATTCAACCGTCGAGAACTTCGTTGATCGTACAGAGTATAACGAGATTGAAAAATCGATTGCTCGTAGAACCTATGAGACGCACGGCGACTATGTTGTCGATACGTTCGATGTCCGTGCAAGAGAACACCTAAATGATAATTTCAACAACGGTGTGTTTACACCTGGTCAAACTTCTCCTGATGGACAAGTAGCATCTGAGCAATTTGCTGTTCTTGAAGTTGGTCCTGGTAGAGCATATGTAAAAGGTTATAGAACTCAGATTCTTGCACCTACCTATGTTGACACTCCAAAACCACGTACATTTGTAGGACGCAATAACCAGATTGTTCCTGTTGATCTCTCACAAAGAGTAGAAGTATATGATGTTTGGGGATGGCCACGTATCTCTGGTGAGAACGTAACAGAATGCTATCAAACTATTGACCTTAGAGATGACTGGACTGGTACTGGTCCTTCTAATAATGTTCAGGGTAACTTGATCGGTAAGGCAAGAGTCCTTCAACTTGAAAAAGATGGCAACAAGTATAACTTGTTTGTCTTTGACATTCAGATGTTTACTACTCTGAACTTTGCATCTTCACAAACCATCATTGATGGTGAGATGCTAGTTGGTCGTTCTTCTGGTGCCAGAGGTTATGTATACTCTGCTGCTGCTGACTATGCACTTGTTCACCAGGTATCTGGACGTTTCCAGAATGGTGAAGTTATCGAGCGTGATGGTCGTGTGTTAGATGTATTGAATGCATCTTACTCTTATGATAGATCTGATGTTCGTCAGGTTGTTGGTTATGAGTCAAGCAGTAATGCTACTCCAATCTTCACAGCATCACTTGCTCTGACAGAATCACTGTCATTGCTTGGTAAGACTATCACTGTTGACCAGGCATCTGGACAAGATATTCAAGGTTTCGATACTGAGTTCTCTTCTGACCTTCGTGCTGGTGATGTTATTTCACCAACTAACACGGATTCAAAAGGTACAACCTCACTGCGTGTGAAGCGTATCGATCCTACTGCCGTTGCATTTACAACTAACAACAGAAAAAATACTGGTTTGACCCCAGTGTTTGACTTTGGTACACAGGAAGTAAAAATTGACACTAGTTTGACTAAGGGTAGTATTACTGATGCAGAATATCCTGCAACTCAGTTTACTCGTTTGCGTCCTTACTTCTTCGAGAAAGACAACAGAGATGGCGAACTCGCTATCGATATGCCAAAGCGTGCTATCAAGTCAGTCTCTGATGAATCATTCACTGTTATCAAAACGTTTGCAAACAAACCACTTTCCTCTGGTGATGTGACATTCACACTGCCTGAGAACGAACAGTTTACTACTCTTGATGGTGAAAACTACAACCTCACTATCACTCAGGGTGCTAATGACAACACTGGATATGGATGGGTAGTTGGTACTAACCTAGACATTGAAGCAGAATATGAAAAACAGTCTCCTACTATTGGAGTATCGTTTGGTGCTAATAGACAGTCATTGCAGATCACTGGTCTGAATGATGGTTCTGGTGGTACTGTCAATAACATTTCTAATGTTACATTGACTGCTGCTGTATCTGTCAACACTGTATCTAAGAAGATTAAGACTGCTGCGAAGATGAGGACCATGAAGGTCATTCGCACTAGAAACCAAAATGATGTGACAAACTACGGTTTGGCATATGGTAACCTATATGGAACACGTATTGAAGATGAAGAGATTTCATTCGCACTGAATGATGTCTACGATCTCCATGCAGTATTTGAGTCAGAAGATGACGATGATGCAAAAGTTCCTTATGTTACTCTGACCGAGAACGTCTTCTATGACAATGGTTCTGTGGTTGTTGGTAGAACATCCAACGCCAGAGCAAGAGTTGTAGCATTCAACTCTAACAACAACAGACTATATGTTGTTCCTGTAAGTACAGAGTTCTTCCAGACTGGCGAAACTATTGATGGTTTTGATAATGATCTGAATGCCTTAGTTGGTGTTATTGATGACAGCGAAGGTTCGCTGGAAAGAGGATCTAAAAATATTACCAGTAACTTCTACTTAGATACAAACACCACGTCATACTATTATAGTGTGTCGAAGATGGTGAGAAAGGCAGGTACATCAGAACCTAAGCGTAAGTTAGCAGTTGTATTTGACTACTTCATTCATGAAGCATCAGGTGATTACTTCACTAACCAGTCATACACTGGTATCGGATTCTCTGAGATTCCTAGAACCCGTGGTGATCGTAACTCACAGTATCTTACTGACACACTTGACTTCCGTCCTGCTGTTGGTGAACTAGCATCAGGTAGTGGTACTGTTGAACAACCTTTCTTTGTGAACTGTAAGTCTCTGGACTTCCCATCTCGTGTGTTCACATCAGCAGGTGGTGCTGGTGGTTCGACCATCTTTAATATTCCTAAGGTAGAAGATCAGATTCGTTTGGATTACGAATACTATCTCCCACGTCAGGACAAACTGTTCATGGCACATGATGGTGATCTGAAACTTTCCAAGGGTGTTCCTTCCGAAGATCCAGCAGAAGCAGATGACCTTGACAATGCCATGTTGTTGGCGAAGATTAGATATGAACCCTATGTGTATGATGTAGAAGATGATATTGTCATCACCCTACACCAGCAACGTCGTTACACGATGGAAGACATCGGTAACATGGATCGTAGATTGCAGTCTCTGGAATACTACACATCTTTGTCACTCCTAGAAGCAGATGCTAGAAATGCGAAAGCATATGACTCTGATGGTTTTGATAGATTGAAGAATGGTTTCTTGGTGGATGACTTCACCGACCACTCTACTTCTGACACTGAGAACCAAGATTATAAGTGTTCTCTCGACTTCACTGAGGGCATCCTCCGTCCATCACACTACACTTCTAACGTTTCATTACTGTATACTCAATCACTTTCCAGCAACTTGGTGTATTGGAGAGAGAACCCTGCACTGGGTGATAGAAAGGGTGCCAACATCCTGACTCTTCCATATGAAGAGATTGCTATCATTGTTCAACCTTATGCATCTCGTTTGGAGAATGTGAACCCATTCAACGTGTTTACGTTCATTGGTCGTATTGATCTCCTTCCTGCATCTGATGACTGGACCGACACCCGTCGTGTTCCTGCTCGTGTGACTACTATTGAAGGTAACTTCCGTGCCACTCGTGAAAGACTTGGTACAAACAATAGAGGTTTTGCTCCTGTTCAGTGGCGTTCTTGGAGAACGGCATGGACTGGAACACGTAGAAGTAATACAAGAACATGGAGAGAGACATCATTCTCCCGTGGTGTTCCTAGACGTATTCTTCAAGGATCTACTACTGTTACTACACGTCGTCAGGTTAGATCTGGTACAAGAATTAGAGTTGTTCCTAGAATTGACCGTCGCTCCTTGGGTGATAGTGTCATCGACAGTACATTCATCCCATGGATCCGCTCTCGTAACGTTGGTTTCGACGTTGAGCGTGTGAAGCCAAAGACCAGAATGTATGCATTCTTCGATAACGATAACATCCAGAACTATATTGTTCCTAAGTTGATCGAAATCGTCAAGAACTCTTCTGAGGATAGTAACACCAACGAGACTCCATTTGTTATTGGTGAGACCATCTATGGTTTGAGATCTGGTTGTAGGTTCAGAGTTGCTGCACCTAACAATGATATGGTAACCAACCCATACTCAGCAACTAATGATGCTCTGCCTGATTCTTATGCATCGCAGACTTCTGTCATTAACATCGATACTAACATTCTTGCTGCTACTGTTAACCCTAACTTCTATGGTAACTTCTCAGTTGGTGAAGTATTAGTTGGTAACACTTCTGGCGCTCGTGCAGTTGTTAAGGACCGTCGTCTAATCTCCGACTTGGTTGGTAGTATTAAAGGTGCTTTCTTCATTCCTAACCCTGCAAACAACTCTAACCCACGTTGGGCAACAGGTTCGAGGGTGTTCAGATTATCCTCCTCAGAGCAGGATAGCAGACTCCCTGGTGCCGTTGATTCTGCTGCTGAGGCAGAATATACCGCCAGAGGTACATTAAATACATTGCAAGAAAATATCCTTGCTGTTCGTAATGCAAGAGTTGTTAGAGATACTGTTAACCAGAGAAGAACAGTTCGTTCTGTTCGTACTAACACTCGTCAAGTTGGTTGGTGGGATCCCCTGGCACAATCATTCTTGCTGGAAGAGCAAGGTGGTACATTTGTGACAGGTGTTGATATCTTCTTCGGTACAAAAGATACCAAGATTCCCATCTCAATGCAGATCCGTCCTATGGAAAATGGATATCCTACTAAGGACATCCTACCTTTCTCTGACGTTACTCTGAAACCATCTCAGGTTGAGGTATCTGATAACGCATCTATTTCAACTAGATTTACGTTCCCTGCACCTGTATACATTCCAGAATCAGAAGAGCATTGCTTCGTTCTATTCTCTGACTCTAACGAATATAAGGTATGGATCTCACGTATGGGTGATATTGATATCACTGGTACAAGAACGATCTCTGAACAACCATATGCTGGTGTTCTCTTCAAATCACAGAACGCATCCACATGGACTGCTGACCAGTATGAGGATTTGAAGTTCAACCTATTCCGTGCATCATTCAATACCTCTGTTATTGGTACAGCAACGTTCACTAACTCTGAACTTGGTGCTGGTAACGATGGTATTAGTTCATTGACTGTCAATCCTTTGATTACAGTTGAACCTAAGCA